AACCGAAAGCTGGTGAATCAGATAAGATGAAGCAAAAGCGTGCAAGTTTTAAGTCCAGGCATGCAAAGAATATCGCAAAAGGTAAAATGAGCGCAGCTTACTGGGCAAATCGCGAAAAATGGTAGTTGATGGATTTCCTTGGATGGTCGCAAGCGGCTTGGGAATTATCTTGTTTGGTTTATTGATTTTTGTTATTTCCATCTTCAGGATGGACTGATTCACGTTTTGTGATCGCAATAATACGACCCAGTACCAGTTGTGCCAAAACAATATCACGCGCTTGTTCGTACGAAGTGGCAATGACTCGTTTGTATTCAACCATGCTGTTGTGATAAACTTGAACTTCGTACCAGTGCATGTCATTCAGCATTACGACTAAGAGAAATCAACGTCGTCAATAACCCCATCATAACCGTAATTGTACGGTTATCAACATCATTACAACCTAGCGGTGCTGGATCAATCTTTTCGGATTGATCGGTGCCGATGTATTTGGCATACCATGGCCAAACTGTAGGAAGTACGTAGAAGCGGCAGGAACCCCACTGTAATGTGGTTACCAGGGCAATAACCCCTGACATTCCTACAATTGACCTCCAGAGCCAGCTAGGCATCGTTCAGATTCCCTTGTCGTTCGATGCGATAAATATATGTTTTTAATTCAGTAATATACACCCTAAGATCTTGTGCTTTTTGCAAGTGCCATTCATTTCCTGTTTTAAAGTATGCCATTACGTGATGATCAATTGCTTTCAAGCAATGATGAATCACTGGATTCCACGGTTCCCGAATGGGTGTATTGAACTCACGTTTTGACACGAGCACAACCCATCAGGGCCTATGATCAAGTCTGCCAAAATAAAAAAGCCCCATCAGGGGCAATAATTATTCAAGGTCAGCTTCATCAATTTGAATCAATGCCGCTTGATTCATAAAAGTTTGTTTGATATCGCTGTAAGCGTCCAAGTAACCAGTCCAATAATCATCAATAGCATTATTATGAATTGGCTGAAGATGCGCAGCCAAATAATCAAAGACTGCAGACATTGCCTCGATGTTGCTGTATTCAGCATCCAAATAGGCTTGATGTACATCAGCGCACAGATCAATCAATTCTTCGTTAAGCATTCGAATTCCTCAATGACTTCTTGAAAAGCGTCAATAATTGGTTTGTCCGAGAAACCGGCACCCAGCATAAAATGATAAAAGTCACGAACCACCTCGCTACAAACGTACGCATGCGATTTAACAATGACTTCGGTTTGTTCGTCTTGCTTGCTGAATTGGAAATACTGATTGGATTCAAAATAATCGCGGACAACATCGTCAAATTCCTTGGTCATTGTTTTCAATTTGTTTGCGAATTAATGTTTGAACAAACAATTCAGTAAATCGTTCCATTTTTCCTGGGTGAACTGAAGCGGGATGATCGTTGATTGCTTTTTTAATGGCATGCATCTCGTGCCATTCATTGTCCGAGATCTCCTCCGAAAAGAACTCGTCTAGTTGAGCTTGGGACATCAAATGCCACGGAGATGGTCTATTAAGATTACCCGTAAATACCATGTTTCATGGGGCATGTTGGTTAAAAATAAATAAATTTACGCATCTTGTTCAAGCAACCGCTCAAGCTTCTCTTTGATTTTGTCAGAAATCAATTTGTCGAACTCCGCATTGGTCATTCTGATTGCTACTGCAGCCATCTCGTAGAACTCTTCCGGGACAATTGGTGCAGGTTTTACCGGACACCAGATTTCCCACATCTTTGTGGCAACATCAGAGCGCAATTCAACAAAGCTTTTCATTGATCGCTTCAAGCGTGCCTATTAGCCTTCCCGAGCATCTAAATCATCGAATTCAGTTACTTGGCCACGTACGCGAATACTGATGACACGACGAGCATCAAAGCTGCGCCATGTTGTCTTGCCTTCCTGCTTGTTGTTGACTTCCCTGATGCGAAAAATATTAGGGTCCACGCAAGCGGAACCAGTGCCAACAATTTCGTTGAAGTCCTTGGGATTGAATGTAATGTGACGTTCGCTACCGTCTTTCTTGAGGAAGTTTACTGAAACAAAAGTTGATCCAGCGTCAGCGATAGCTTGCCGGATCACTTCATGCTTGTTTTCGATAGGGGTGGCCATGGGTCAAAGGCAGTGGTACGGCTTTGCCGTGTCCGTATATTAGCCCAAGATCAAGCGCCCAGCAAATTTGTCACATATCCCACACGAACTTGTCAGGATTCTTTGTAACTATTTGTTTCAACTGTTCAATCGGCCTGAGCTCTGACTGCGGAACCGCATACGAACGACTGCCTTTACGGTATTCCTTGATCCACTTCTCTTGCATGGCATCTTCACCAGGAATCCATCCATGGATCAATGTCTTTCGATTTTCGATGGTTACCAGCACGAACTGCTTTGCTGGTTCATCATCCAAAAAAATTAAGAGATCATAAAAATGCTTTGAGCGGCACTTAACCTCGATCATGCCAGGTAGATCCGCTTCACCACGAACTGGGTCATCACCCTTGAACATGTATTGCTGCAAGCCCAAATAATTCGCCACTGCAATTTCTGCAGCGCAGCCAATAAGATGCATGCCAAGCGCCGAGTTTCCCCATGCTGGGGCATTATTACGGCCACGTCGACCTTTTGCTTCGTTGTTGGCTTGCCTACGATGAGCCTCGTCGTACGCCAGAGCCTTCTGGTCTTCCGTGAATACGTACTCGACCATGACAATAAAAAAGACCCCACAGTGTATGGGGTCCGTTTTACTGTTAAGGGTGTGTCAAACAATCGAATAGCACACCTTCATGACGCCGGTCGATGGACTGCTCAGCTTGGAAAAAGCCCCATAACTAAGGTCCAGCTCGCGGTGAGCGATAAATGGCCCTCGATCATTGACCCGCACGGTGACGGTTTTGCCATTTGATGGGTTGCGTACAAGCAATTTGGTACCAAATGGCAGTGTGCGGTGTGCAGTTGAGTGTCCATAGGCATTGAATCGCTCTCCGTTGGCGGTTCTTTGCCCGTGGTAGCCGTCGCCGTGGCCATAGTGGCTTGCAGTGCTGCACTTGCCAGGAGCAGCGGCAACAGGGAGTGCCGTAGAGGTCAGCATGGCAGCGACGCCGACAGAAAAAAAATAATAATGCAATTTGATTCACAGAATTCAACGACACTACCGCTTAGTGCCCAAGCCCCATAAGGTCGACAGAATCGAGGCGGGATAACCCGACTGACAAAAGTCAGTTCAACTAGGTTACCCCCTAAGTCATTTTGACGCTCGAACAATTAAACGTGCTTATATGTTAGAAAGTCTTTGATATTATTACTTTTTGATTCGACAACCTTTTGCGCCAATTTAACAGCTTTAATGAAGCCCGGAGCCATGCCCAAATGCCGATCTTGCGGCGCGAGCGGGGGAATCCAGTATTTCCCTGGTACCGTCCTAAGGACCATGTACAGAACCTTTTTTGCCATCTCAACGCGGCGTTCATCGGTGTACTCATGTTCAGAAATCGCTTCGGCAATCAATAGAATTTCCTCAACTAAATTTTCGTAGTATTCAGTGATGGTCATGGCGTTTGTCAATTTGTTTTTTAACCAAGCCAGTAATGCAGTAGCCACAAATGAAGCCAATTACAACCGGGGCAATGAATTCAATTACTTGCTGAAGGGGAGTTTGCGATACCATTTTGTTAGAACGTACTTATTTGTAATTTTAGGAGGTTGAGCGCGATGAACCGTATGAAAATTCTCGTTGCCATCACGATGCAGGTTATTCCAAATCAATGCCAGTCCACGCACTGGTCTGACTGAGATCTCCAGTTCGGGGAAAACTGTCTCTCCGCCTTCTTGAACTGTATTCAAATATACCATAATTGTATATGTACGCTGCCCTCCGTTCTGCGTGAAGGCTCTGTAAGTCTGGGAGTTTGGCGTAAAGAAGTCAGTATGTTCCTTGAAGTACTGTCCGGGCTCGTATTTTTGACCCTGAATATGTTCGCCATATTGCGGGTCGATGCCCATCACATCAGCAATCTTGACTTCTAGTTCTTCCGTCAGCTCGGCGTCATGCTTATGGAAATAGCATGTGCTTGATGTTCTGTGGGCAGTTACAGTACGTTCACCGCCTTTGGTAACAGTACTCTTGACCGAATAATTATCGATTACCTTGATGATTTGGGAGCAAAACTCTTCATCAAGAAAATGTCCCTTCGCCCAAACTTGAGCTCTGTTGTCAATGACTGGCAGTTCCTGTGCGTCAATCATGAAACCGCCTCAATGATCAAGCGGTTTGCGTCAGGTGTAATAATTGCCTGCTTGGCAGCTTTTTGGCCAACAGCAATGTAATCATCGCCCTTGCCAAGTGCATAAGTGTCTTGTTGGCGATGCTTATACATACGCACACCAAGCGGAATCACATTGTAATCGGACAATTTATCCAAGATTCCATTCAGTCTTTCGACTGTGGTTTTACGTGGATAACCATCAAATGTGAAGGTGTCACCAATGCTGACACGAATCGAACAAACACTGGCGCCAGTCTGAGTGCCCTGTTGCAGGATCCCCGCATCAGCCATCAGCAAGCTGACTATTTCTTGGTCGCACAAGTAAACCTTTAAAACCTTTAGCAGTTGACTTGTGACACACTCAACTTTTGTGTTGCCCTTTTCTACCTGAAACGGGTCCACTGTTCTTCCTTTCAGGAAGCTGTCAATTTGATCGCAAGCAAATTGCGTTAAAGGTCTGTTGGATCGAAGTCCCATGGGGTACCTGTGTTGCCCCCGTATCCTAGTGCAAATTTGATGCCGGGCAACCCCATTAACAAAACTTAATCATCGGAAGTCGCATCCCAAGATGACCCTGCAGTATTTGCATCTCCTGACCATTCACCTTTTTCCCAAGCCGCCCGTGCTAATGAGAGCAGCATGTTGACACTCATCCCCCAAGACAAACTAATGTCCATCAAATCCGAGGGATATTGATAGCGAATCAGCAATGCCGCTAAATCCGTGATATCCTTCGTCGCAACCGATGAAGCGTTTAATCGCTTCAGTTCAGACACCCTGTTTGAATCATAAATATATTGAGGCTTGTCAGAATACTCTTCAAATGTCTTTTCGGTTACCATTGCTTGCCGTTTAGCCTTAGGACAGGTTTGTAATCTGCGCTTTCTATTCTACTGCGTAATGATTCGTCGTACTGTGCCAAGTATGTCTGGGCTTCCTGATACATTTCTGCCAGTTGGACAAGCCGGTCTTCATCCACGATTCCATTGTGCTTTTGCCAAAAGCGCTCCATCGCGCAATCCGTCCTGAGTTGCACTAAATAATTTCTTAACTTGATTTCTGACATTTCGTCAAGTGGCACCTCTGGCGCCTTGATCTTTACTGGCGAAAAATCTGCAACGCTGAAATTGCCAAAATCATAATAATTGTTCATTTGTCACAGTGTAGCGAACCCAATTAAGTTTCCCTGAGAGAAAATTGCATTAACATGAGGAGAGTGTTCGGTCAATCTTTCTTTATTAAATGGATACAAATTAATAGTAGCAGAAAGATTGCATTTACCCAACTTGGCGAACTCTTGCAAATTTAATCTTTGCAGGCGATCTTTAAATTCATATCTTTCTGTGGTCTCGCTGATGGGCTCCTCGGTCATGTCATATAATTTTGATATCAAACCATTGCTATTTAAATAATAATGCTGCTCTTCTTCTAGGTCGTAGCTAAACAAACGACCCACATAAATATGGCCAAAAAATTGATAGTTGCAATAAATTGTTGCTTCTTTCATTTTCCGTTTTTCTTGGAATATTTTTCCCGCATTTCACGGGATACCTCTTGATAGCCTGGACTTTCAAGGCCAAGTCGACCCAATGTTTCAGTCCAGAAGTTAGGACTCAACGACTTGCCGGCAGGCTTGGAAACGGTTTGCTTGCTGGCTTCTGTGTGATCCACCATTGTTTTTCTTGCTGTCCAAGGCGTTGATAGTATAAAGTGATCACCTGCTCCCATTGGTTGCCCCAGTGATCAACTCCAACAACAGAATAGCTCGGGCATCGTGAAGCCGCAAGGTCCGGCACAAACCGGCGTCCAATGCGGTTCCAACTTGGTTGCTTGCCTTTCCAAGCAATCGAGCAACTGGGCCACGGGAGTTCTTCTCTGTCATAAAGACGACAGACGGGACCTTGAATTTGATAGGCGAAACTTTGGCCAGGTGACCTAACCCATTTGCCGTGCTCGAGCGGGTGCATTAAATGCCGGAAGTAGCCCTGAGGTCGATGATCTTGCCATCGACGAGTGCCGTACAGTTTAGAAGGTAGGGCTCAAATTCGCGGCATGTCTCCACGAGATCCATCGGGTTATCAAACGTCACTTCAGTGATCGTCTGACCGTGCTCGCCGCCATCGACAAACATATGGGCGTATTCAGGCTTGAAACAAAAACGAGCAACTACCATTGGTCTGTTGAACCTATTACACTTTAACGGCTTTCGCCTGGACTACCTAGTTTGCCCGGCGATTTTAATTATTGGTTCTGGTTTGCCGAATCTGACTGTTCGGGTTGCTGGTCAGATTGCTGTTGGTCCGGTTGGTTCGAATCTTGCTGGTTTTGATCTTGTTGCATTTGGGCTTGTTGTTCCATCATTTCCATTTGTTTCTCCTGCGCTTGGCGGGCTTCTTCATCAATACGATCCATCTCTTCACTGACCTTCAGATCAGGATCAAGGACGCCACCACGCTGCAGCTCATCGAGGACTGTCTTGCGGCTCAACAGCTTCACGTTAAACAGGTTGACGATTTGAGCGATGCCACTGGGATCAAGCGGGCGATTAATCAGTGAGTCATTGATCGCAATGCCAGATTCTGGATTGATGGAATTCACTTCACCAGCATATGCAGCCCAAAGCAGCATGATGTGGTTGAATGCCGCTGCCTTGTTACGTACCAGCGTGCCTACCTGTGAGGCCACCTGGGCGGCTCTCAGGGATGCCTCTGTGGCAGTCTTGATGTTTGCACCATACAGGAAATTCAGACCGGAACGATCCATCAACATTTCCAAGTGCGTAATCTCTGCCTGATGACGCTGCAGGCTTGAGCCGCTCGGTTCAGCAAAATCAAACGCACCACCTTCGCCGGGCAGGTCAACTGCAGTGTTCGGACCCAGGATGAGTGGCGCTGCAGTGCCATCAGGGCCAAGCGGAGCACCCTTGCGCACAGGTACAGGCATCGCGCACTTGTGCAGCAATTCCTGTAAGTCAGAACGCATTTGATAATGCTGAACACTCAGCTCTGCCAAGCCATTCATTGGCAGCTCACCTTGCCCAAAGCGAGTTGTGCTGGCGCCGTACCAAACCAAGGGCACAACTGGCAGGCTTGTTTGAACAGTATCAACAAGAACTTGCGTCCACTTCTGGCCATCAACCTTCTGCAGGCGGAATACCTGTACAAGGTTTGGCTTCAGTACATAATAAAATGGCTCAATGGTACTGCCATACCCGTCAGGATTTGGCATTGAGCGCATTTGGCGTACGGTTGCATGCCGCACAACTTCACGGCCACCGATGTATTCCACGGACCAGTTGATCACATCCTTGCGATCAACCAAGATCAAATAAGGATGGCGGCCATCGTTTTGCTGGTCAAAGAAGTTATCCTCACCGGTTGCGGGAGGCATATCGACCATGATGAACACGCCACCATCCCTGAGGGCATGTTCGTCGCAAATATTCCAGAAGCTTTGAATCGTTGATCCCTGCAGATCAATATTCTTTTCTGCCCGCAGCATGCTGGGCGGTACATCAATCAGGTGAAAACGATTCAACAGGCCAGCATAAGCCCGGATCGAATCACGATAGATGGGAGTGTAAGTAGAACGATGGAGACGCTCGCGATAAGCGCTCATCGGTTCTGCAGGTTCCCGATGCAAATATTTTTCTTTTACACTTCCGCGACCACCTGTATCTAACAGGTTCCAGCAATCCAACGCGAGCTCGAGGCCCGGCATAGCAGCAACCAGCTCTGGGCGATGATACGAAACCAGAGCAGGATCAGTTGTTGGATGGGGGATATGCATGTTCGGCGTCGCGCCAAAAGGTTTGCCGGCTCCAGCCTCTCGCTAGACGCTCTGTTTAGTTTGCCGTAAAGGGTGAAACCTTACTTTCTTGAACCGTGTCATCACCGTGATAATGACCTGTAGTTTT